TTTCCGAAGTTCGCGACCATGTTGCTGAAGTCCATCGCCCACCCGGTCATGGTGCCGCCGACATCCTTCGCCATGCCCTTATATTTCACCTGTTGCTCGGAAACCGCCGCAGCCGTGCCGAGCGCCGCAATCGCAAGCGTAAGCGCCACCACCGAGCCAGCCGCGCCGCCGACGCCAGCTAGGACGCCAGCGCCAGCGCCAGCCGCAGCCTCGCCGCCGAGCATGCCGCCGACCATGCCGCCGACATTCATCGCAGCGCCGCCGACCTGCGACGCGACGCCTCCGATAGCAAGAGCCTTCGCCCACCCCTTCGCCTCGCGCATCAGCGCGCCCATGCGGCTGATAATGCCGTCCCAATTCTTGCCGACCCAATCAGCCGCCTTTGCAGCACGAGCGAAGGCTGATTCGATCTTCGCAGCAAAGGATTCGCCCCACGCCGTCAGCTTCCCCCGGATACGGTCTTGGTTATTGATCAGATAAGTGTTCACGCGGTCGAGCGACCGACCCATCGTGTCGATGACCGGCTTCATCGCGCTCTGAGTGAACTGCTGCCGGATGTCCTTGAACGTGCTCGTGACGCCCGCCCACGACTTGCCGAATCGCTCGCCAGCCGGAGCGAACTTCCCGAGCGCCGTTTGCAGCTTGGCGATGCGCTGTCCCGCTGAGAGGTTCTTGTTCCACTGTTCGGCGTTCTCAGCGATCGCCCCGGTGGACTTGAGCACCGAGAACAGCTTGACGTCCACGCCAGCGGTGCCGCGCACCATCATCCCGATGTCCCGTTGCGCTTGCGCCAGGTCCACGTTCAGCACGGAGCTTGCCGCCACCGTGTCGTTGGTTAGCTTGCGCACCACGTCCATTCCAGCGCCAGCCGCCATGATCGGTCCGACGATCGCCTGGTAGACGCCGAACAGTTCTTGCGTGGTCGCCACCGACTTGATCGCATCGGCCTGCAGGTCGTTGAACACCTTGTCGGACGTGTTCGCCGCCTGCGACCACGACTGTTGCCCGTTTGACAGGGCTTGGAAAATGGCTGTGAGGCCGATCTTCGTGCGCTCAATCTCGACGTTGTATTCCAGCGCGCCAGTCGCCAGCGCCTTCATCCCGCCGACCACCGAGCGGAGCGCCACATACACCGCGCCCATGCCGAGCAGGTTGCGCATCAGACCGCCGAGTGCGCCCGACGTGCGCGCCACCTCGGGCCGAGCTTGCCTCATCCCCCTGGTCAGCTTGTCGGTGGCCTTCCCCGAAACCGTTTCCAGTTTCGTGATCTGCTTGCCGACATTCATAATGTCGCGCTGCAGCCGGAGCGCGTTCCGGCGAGCCTTCATCGTATCGAGCGTCAGCTTCGCTTCGACGTTGTATTGCGATTCGGCCATGCGCGCAGCCTATCACGACCTCGGTGCGTTTTCCTCAGTCACGAGTTCGTCGATCGCTTCACAGAACTGGCGAAGCCAGTCGGAGTCAGCGCGCAGCATCCATTCGCCCGCCCGACCATAGCGCGACGCATACGCCAGCATCTTGAACTGCCGCTTGCGCGTAGCCTCCACACCGACGCGACGCCACGCCAGTTGCAGCCCCAGAGTGATCCCGTGAGCGAAGCCGAAGCTCCGACCTACTTGAGCACTGAGGAGCCGAGTGCTTTTCCCAAGGCACCAGGACTCGCGCTGCCGATCCGACCGTACAACGTGATCACCAGTTGCCGACCGCCGGGTCCGAGTGCTTCCCAAAGGAACTCGATCTGCTCGCCGAGCACGGGAGCGCCGTTCAGCGTTTCGAGGCTCAGGCGAGCCGTCTTAAACACCGCCTCGGCAGGATCGACCACGTCTTCGGTGGCCTTGATTTCCTGAACCGACGAAAGCGCGACCAGCCCAAGCGTGAAGTCGACAGGCTCGCCAGCGCCGTCAACGAACACGCCCGGAGCGCAGTCCGCTCCGTTGACCGTGAACTCAATGCGGCGACGCGGAATCAGTTCCCGGTTGCCGCCGAACGCCGATGGACCGGCGATTGTGAGTCGGTCGAACACCCTCTGAAGTAGAGCCGCGTCACGAGTCTGGATTTCGTTTTCTTCTGGCACGATGGACCTCCACGGTTAGCCCCGGCCACGCACGAGCCGTGAAAGGTGACTAGCTAAGTCACCACTCGTGCGGTGCCGAGATCGAACGACCTACAGCACGCGCCGGATGCGCTCGCACTCCCACGCGACCGTGACCTGGACATAGCTCGATCGGTCACTGACGCGGAGCGGCAGCGCGTCAAAGAAAATGTTCTCAAACGTGATGCGCGCCCGCGTTCCGTTTGGGAAAGCGAAGCTCGCCGTTGCGTTGAACTTGCCGCCAGCCGCGTTTCGGCGCTCGGCTCGGTCTTGGACCTGCTGCGTGAACTTGAAATAGTCCAGTTGCTCCATGTGCAACTCGCAGCGACCGCTGACGCCTCGGTAAATGTCGTCGCGGCGCTCGACGGTTTCTCCCAGGTAGCCTTCGCGCAGAATCTCAAGCTGTAGTTCAGCTTCGAAGCTCTGAACATCGGCCAGCCCCTCGGCGTTCCCCTCCGGGGTGACGAAGGATAGCGTGACCTCTTGACCCTTGATTCGTTGCGCCACGATCAGACCTCCGTGCTCAGGACCACGCCCTCACCGATCTCGGTGCGGACCACAATATCATCCATGCTCGACAGCGTGCGAACCCGCGTCTCCAAGTAGTAGACGCCGAGCGCGAGCACGGCTGGCGTGTTGCCCGCGTTGATCGAATCGTCCACCGAGAACGCTTCGATGCGAGCCAGCGACGGCTGGCCTGCGGATTCCAGTCCCGCCAGGAACGCTTCCCACACGCCGCGCACGACATCGCGGCGCGCCTGCGAGTTGAGCTTCTTCACATACGGCATGAACAGAATCGCCGCCGTGTCCTGAATGAAATCGGCCATCTTGCGCCGAGCCATCGTGGTCTTGGACCTGTCGGTGCTGGTCGTCACGCCCGACTGATAGATGCTGCCCGACACGCGGTCGCGACGGGGAGCGGAGATGCCTGCTCTTTTCCAGGCGATGTACGACTCGATGTCCAGCGTTTCGCCGCCTGCATCGACAGCGAAAAACGACTCGATCAAGCCGGTCTGCTGACCAGGGTTTTCCTCGGGAGCGAGGATCGCGCAGATGGTCGTCAGCGGCCCGTCGCCACCGACGGTGATGATGCCGTCGTCGGTGAAGCCGAGCCCGCCAGCGGAGCCGACAGCGGCGATCTCAGGCACCAGCAGCTTCCAGCCCTTCACCGAGTAGAACATGCGGTCGGTCAGGGTCGATTGGAACACCGCCAGGTTGATGATCGACTGCGCCACCGAGGTTCCGATGGGATCGCGGGTGATGAACTTGCGCCCGTTCAGACCGCCTGCCGTGGCGTCCAGCGCGTTCTGTAGACCCTTGCGCACGACGGCATCGGAGCGCCGCGCACAGAGGCTGAAGTTGGCGTCGCGGCTTGGCTGAACCTGCGAAAGCGTCACGTCGAACGCCGCCGCATACAGCGAGTCAAGTTGCGGCTCGGTCCAAGCTGCGACAAGCGCCGCCGCGTTGTTCACCACCGCTCGGGTGAAGTCGGGCTGATCGACCAGCACGACCACCGTGTTCAGCGCCGTGCCGACAGCCGTACCGTCGTCCAGCGCCGGTCGGACCTTGACCGCCCACGGCCCAGGATCAGCCGCCGGGATGTCGAGCGACTGCATCGTGACCCACTCTGCCCCGCCCACCGTGCGAACCCGCGAGCCCGCCAGGATGACGCCGCCGGAGTGCCCCGTGGACGACACGGTGATGCCCAAGTCGGCAGCGGCGACGCCCACAGCGAGCGCCATCGCGCCGCTTGCGAGCTTTATGGTGCCGCCTGCGACCGAGTTGTAGAACCGAATCGAGCCGGAGGTTGTCACCTCGGCCTTGGCGTTGATGCCTGCGAGGCCAGCCGTTCCGTTTACGATCGCCGCGACCTCGCCAGTTGTGACCGCGTTGACGTTGCCCACCGTGTTCACGCCGGTCGTGGTGCCAGCGCCGAACCCGAGGTCAGCCGCCGCGTCGGGAACGCCGAGCGCAATCGTGAGCGTGGACGCCAGCCCGAGCAGCCCGTCGGTGGGAGCCGCGAGCCGTAGACGGCCCGATGGAAGCACATAGGCGACCACCTTGCCGACCTGAGCATTGATAACCGCAGCCGCAGCCGCAGCCGTTGCCGGGGTGCCAGCGAACGTCACCAGCACCGGAGCCGCGCCGTCGAGCGCGATCGAGATGATGTCCGCAGCCGCGATGCCGGGAAGGTTTGTCGCGCCGCCGTTCACGCGAGCGCGGTCGAGCCACACCGCAGCCACTTGGCCGATCTTTGCAGCCGTACCGGGCACGGTGTCGATGATCTCGATGCCGCCCGCGCTGCCGGGAACGATGCCGTAAAGATCAACCTCGCCCGCGTTCACGACCGCAGCCGTGTAGCCGAGCGCGAGGTTGATGCGAGCCGCGACCGTCGCCGCCGACACATCGGTCGCAGCGAACACGACGTTGACCAGGACGCCGCCGTCAACTCGGATGCCGACCGTATCGCCGCTCAGGATGCTGGCGAACGTCTGCCCGATGCCTGCCAGCGCACGCGGCGCTCCGATGATCGCAGTCGAGCCGGTGGGACCGCCGATATTCGTGGTGAAGAAAAGCTGCTGACCAGCCGCCAGCACATACGGGCCAGCGTTGCCATCGATGGACGCGACCGGGTCCATCGACACCGAGCCGACCGACGTATCGACGCGAGCGCACATCAGTCTCTGAGCGCGCAACTGGTAGCTTTTCAGGAACCCGTTGCCGTTCCAAAGCTCCTGAACATGGCGGCGCGAACAAGGATTTTGCGACGGCTCGGAATCGTACTCGTACCCGAGACCGCCGAACTTCTGCCGGTAGTCGGTGGAGCCGAACACTTCCAGCACGCCCTCATCATCGGTGGTCGCGAACGGACCATCCTCGAACTCGCCCACCAGGACCACAGCGCCCGAGCCTGCGCCCGTCTGCGGCGGTGGAGGCGCGAGGTCGATGATGACCACGCCTTCGATTTGAGTGATGACCTCTAGGGTTGGTTCAGACGTGTAGCGCCGCACGAATCCTGACATGGATGTTCCTCCTGAAACTCAGACAGACGAATCGCTCGCGACTACGCGCCCTGCGGACCCTGCGCGCCCTGCGCGCCCTGCGCGCCCTGCGCGCCCTGCGCGCCTTGCGCGCCTTGCGCGCCTTGCGACCCAGTCGCGCCCTGAGCGCCCTGGATTCCCGAGATCACTTCCAGCCGGTCAGCAATCCGAGTCAGTTGCTTCTGTAGTTCTTGCGGATCCATGCGCGACCTCCGAGAGCCCCTATGTATCAGACCCGCGAAAGCATGTCACTCAGAACAACGACCCCATTGGGCGATACCCGGAACCAAGCCGAACCATGTGCGCTTCGACATAAGGCAGGTTGTTCGCCTCGTGCCACTCGCTCGGATACCAGTTCACCGATTTCAGAAGCTGAAACTGACCGGCGAATCGAATGTAGGCCATGAAGCGCGGGTCGCAGTAGTACCGCCACGACAGGTGGTTCCAGAACGAAACATGCGTCGGGTCACAGTGCGCGCCCGCACCGGCCTTGCCGGTTGGCCCGATAGTGCTCGGCACCGAGATCATCAGGAACCCGCCAGGAGCCAGCACGCGAAACGCCTCGCTCATCGTATGCACGGGATCGCGTAGGTGCTCCACCGCGTCATACGCCCGAATGATTCCGACGCTCTCATCCGGCAACGCCCATTCCCCGTTGAGATCGCAGCACACGCCGCCAGCGGCCCCGACCGCCGGGTCAGAGTCCAGCGCCAGGTAGCCAGGTGGGCACCCATGCGCGCCGCATAGGTCAACCGATAGCAGGCTACGGTCGCGAGCGAACTTCTCACCGAGCGAGAAAATGTTGCGATTGTAGACGATGGCCGTCGCCTCTTGGATCTCGGCGTTCTTCCTGCTCGTCGTGTTCGAAGCGTCGCCGCGCACGCGGTAGGCATACAGACACTCGGGGATCTGGTGGAACTTCGCGCCCGAGAGAAACAGCCGCACCATCAGGTCATGGTCGTCGCCGACAGCCATGCACTCGTCGTGACCGCCGACAGCGGCATAAGCCGACATCCTCCACGCCCTCAAGTGATCAGGCGACCACTCCACGCGCCGGATGTTCTGGTGCGTCACTGGTGGCGCGTGTTGCGCCAGCAACTCCATCCCACGGTAAGACACCGGGTACGGATCTTCCCAACCGTAGAGCTTGCCGAACGGGTACTCGCCCCAACTCGACTCGTGGGAGCCGTCGAGGTTGTCGCGCCAGTAGGCGCAGTCGCTAGAAACGAAGTCAGCGCCAGCATCGAACGCAGCCAGCACACGCTCAATCGCACGCGGAAACAGTTCGTCGTCGTCGTCTAGCTCCAGCACATACTCGGTGCCTGCCGCCATCGAGAGCGCCGCCTTGTATTGACCGATTTGACCGCGCACCGGGAACAGCGCCTGAGAGTAGGGGATCGCCCGCACGCGGTCGTCCGCAAGCAACTCGGGAGGCAGATCCACATTCATCGAAGTGACGGCGATCAGCCAGCGCCAGTTCTGCACCGTTTGCTTACGCAGCGACCAGTACGCATCCACCAGATATCGAGCCGACGCCGCATGTGTCGGCGTGATGACTGTGATGCGCGCAGCCGCTTGCTGTTCTTTCATGCGTACTCGTAAATGATCCACACGCCCGCCGTGCCCGCACCGCCTGCGCGGTTTGCGTTGCCTGCGTCGGTAGCGTTCGCCCCGCCACCGCCTGCACCGTCGCCGGTGCCCGCGTTGCCGACTGCAGAGCTATTGTAGATCGCCTGCCCGCCGCTTCCGAGCGGTGAGCTTCCGCCTGCGCCGCTGTGCTGCTGGCTCGCTGAGTCGCGTGAGCCTGATTCGCCGGGACCGTTGCCTTGGGTGCTTAGGTTCGCATTGCTCGTGCCGGTGCCAGCGGATCCACCTACTGCAAAGGCTGAAAAGGATGCGGCAGCCATCGAGGCACCACCGCCGCCTCCCGCCGCCGTGAGCGTGGCTGAAAGCGCGAGCGTCGATGAACCACCAGCCGAGCCCGCGTTGTTTCCCGCAGTGCCACCCGCGCCCGCCGCGCCGTAGGTAGCCGTATATGGCCCCGCTCCGATGCCGGTCTCTCGGTGCGTGATGTACTGACCAGCGCCGCCGCCACCGCCGACGCCTTGCGTGCCTACGCCTTGTTCGCCACCGCCACCGCCACCGCCACCGCCGATCCCATACACGATGATAGATGCGGTGCCAGACGTCGGCGTGTAGTTGCCAGACGTCTTGCGCTGCACTCCGATCAAGCGTCCGGTGGCGCTGCCCTGAGCGCCCTGAGTACCCTGCGCGCCTTGAACGCCTTGAGTACCCTGTGAACCTTGCGCGCCTTGTGCGCCCTGCGCACCCGTAGCGCCTTGAGCGCCGGTTGCGCCCTGAGCGCCCTGAGCGCCAGTCGCACCCTGCGCACCCGTAGCGCCTTGGAATCCTTGAGTGCCCTGAGCGCCGGTAGCGCCTTGGAATCCTTGAGTGCCCTGAGCGCCGGTAGCGCCTTGGAATCCTTGAGTGCCCTGAGCGCCGGTAGCGCCTTGCGAGCCAGTCGCGCCCTGTGCACCAGTCGCACCCTGTGCACCCTGCGCACCGACAGCGCCTTGCGCGCCTTGCGCGCCTTGCGACCCGGTTGCGCCGACATCGCCCTGCGGACCTTGAGCGCCGACTACGCCCTGCGCACCCTGCGCACCAGTCGCGCCTTGTGAGCCGGTTGCGCCTTGCGCGCCGGTTGCACCTTGCGCGCCCTGAGCGCCGGTTGCACCTTGCGCGCCCTGAGCGCCGGTTGCACCTTGCGCGCCCTGAGCGCCCTGAGCGCCGACGTCACCTTGCGCGCCCGTCGCACCCTGCGCGCCTTGAAAACCCTGAGTGCCCTGATTGCCCTGAGTGCCCTGAAAACCCTGAACACCCTGCGCGCCGACCGCGCCCTGAAACCCTTGAGTGCCCTGTGACCCTTGCGCGCCGACAGATCCCTGCGAGCCGACAGCACCTTGAGCGCCCTGAGCGCCGACAGCGCCCTGCGCGCCGACAGCGCCCTGAAAACCCTGCGCGCCCTGTGCGCCCTGCGCGCCTTGCGCGCCTTGTGGACCGGATGGAAGTCCCGTTTTGATTCCGCCGCGCCCGCCGTTCAGCGTCGGGTCGTAGAGAATTGTCCCATTGGCGTCGTCAAGGACTTCCGAGAGAAACGGTCTGCCGTTTGGATCCGGCATCAGGGATCCCGCAATATGAACAGGCCGTCGGAGTTGCGCGCAATCGGCAGGTCGTCGGAGTCGCGCATGATGGCGTCAAACGGTATAACAACGACGATCCGAATGCCAGTAGCGTCACCCTCGGTGACTATCAGGCGCACGCGAGGATCGAGCGGAACAGCACATCGCAGTTGCAGAACATCGACCTCGCAACGCACGACGCAAAGCGCACGCCGCTCGCGCCCGTACACTGTTTCGGGCGTGTCGATGCGCTCGTACTCGAGCAGCGTGGCGCGCACGGGAGCGCGGAAATACCCCGCCTCGCCTTCCAGCAGGACGCCAGCGTATCCCTCGCCAGGGTTGAACAGCGATGGCAAGCGAGCCAGCATCGCTTCCCGAGTTGGATCGTCGGTCGCCCACAGATCGACCTGAAACGATACGACCGCCTCGCCTGTTTTCCAGACCACAGTGTCGTCGCCGTACACATGCCAAGTGTGCTCAAGCGGTGTCGGTGTAAGCGCGTGCGCCTCATACGGGATCTCGTCTATCTCGATGATGCTGGCGCTCGGGTAGTCGATGCTGAACTTCGGGTCAGGCCACCAGGGTTCGACGCGCTCCAAAGCGAAGTCCTCGTCCGCTACAAGCCCGCCCCCGCGCCGGAACGTCGCGCACCGTAGGAACGTCGCCAGCGCATCGGCCATCGCGTTGCGCGGGTCCAGGGTGCCGATCCTGGCAATGGGATAGGTGTCTGGTCCGACTACAACGTCGAGCGCGGTGCCTGGTGCGAGATGAGTCACGGCTGCACCACCGTCAGGCGCACCCTCGGATCGAGCGGAACCGCGCACCTTAGCTGCAGCACGTCAATTTCGCATCGCACCGTGCAAGCGAGGTTGCGTTCGCGACCGTACACCGACTCGGGCGTGTCCACGCGCCTGTTTCCGACCAGCGTTGCCCTTACGGGAGCGCCGAAATACCTCGGATGCCCCGCCAGTCGGACTCCCACATAGCCTTCGCCGGGGTTGAACAGGGACGGCACCCGCGCAGCGATAGCTTCCCTGGTCGGGTCGTCGGTACACCAGAAGTCCAGCCGGAACGCGATCACCGCCTCGCCGGTTTTCCAAACCACCGTGTCGTCGCCGTACACATGCCAAGTGTGCTCAAGCGCCACCGGAACGAAGTTCTGCGGCTCGTAGGGTATTTTCTCGCCATCGATAACGCTGGCGCTCGGATACGCGATTCCGCGCTTTGGATCAGGCCACCAGGGTTCGACGCGCTCCAAAGCGAACGGCTCGTCGTTCGCGGTGCCGCCGCCGCGTCGGAACTGAGCGCACCGCAGGTAAGCGACGAGCACTTCAGCCGCCGCATTGCGCGGGTCGAGTGTCCCGATCGCCGCCAGTGGGAACGTGTCCGACCCGACGACCGTGCGCAGCGTCACGGCTGTTTCGCCAGTCCCTTGACCTTATCGAACGGGACCGGCTTCCCAGGCTTCTTCGCTACAGGCCCAACGGGGAGAGCCTTTGCGACCGCAGCCTTGGCACCGAACTTCATATCGCCCAGACCCTTAATTTTCGCCATCGCAAACGCTCCTACGGCATCGCCTTCAACTCGCGCTCGATCTCCTCGGGCACGATCTTCAGCCGCAGTTGTATCACAGTCCGGTGCATGTAGCGCCGTGGCTTCGTGCCCACCTTCTTGATTTTCCCACGAACGCCCCACGCGATCTTCTTGGCCTCCACTTCGTCGACCTGAAACTTGCGCATGGCCCAATCGATCAGCGGCTGCAGAGGTGGCGTGTGCGGTCGGGTGCCGTATTCCACCATCGACGCATGCGGAGCGTCCACGACGATCATTGCGCCGAACGGGATGCGGTGAAACGACACGGAGCGTTGCAGGTCGCCTTCATCGACTGCGGGCGGTGTGCCGGTGGCTGGATTCCGAGTGCCGATATTCTCCACGCACACGCTGACGCCGCGCATCGCCGCGCTCACCAGCCCGCGAATGACGGCCTTTTCAATCTTGGGCGGTAGCTGCCCGACCACGTTCGCGAAACTCGACAGATCGAGCCTGTAGGCCATCAGGGAACCCCGCTTCGTAACCTGGCGACTCTGACCTCGGTTGGCGACTGCACATCCTCCAGCACCTCGCCAGATCGCGAGCGATCGCCCTGCTGCGAGGTCAGCGGCACGACCCATTCGAACCGGCCCGCGTTGCGGAACGGAACCGACTTGACCGTGAAGCGCCGACGCTCGGTCGAGCCGTCGCGAGCGTCGATACGCATCTCGATGAAGCCGTCCATGTCGGTCGGGAGCGGCTGCACATGAAACAACGCTCTGGCGTCGTCCTCGGTATAGCGCGGCGACACTTGGACAAGCCGCACCGAGCCGCGATTGAGGTAGCCGCCGGGAGTCGCCTCGCCCTCCAGCGATGCCGTGTCGACCAGCTTGGGCGTTGGCAGTAGCTCGCGCTCGCTCACTACGACCGCGTCGCCGCGACCTGAGCTTCCACCCGTCCACTTCACCACGACGCTGAAAATGCGGTAGGGCCGCAATCCAAAGTCAGTCGCAAGCTGACGCAGCGAATCCACGACGCCGCCAAGCGACTCCACGAGCGACCTGCCCGGAGCGCGATTAGGATGCAGCGCCGGGTCGCGACCAGGCTGCATCAGGCGCGGATTGCTCACCTCAGCACCCGAGCGTTAATGCCTCCAGCTTCACCCGACAACGCCATCATCGAGCGAGGATTCGGAGCGACGCCGAGGTCATCCGACAGCTTATTCCTCCACCAGAAAAGCTCCTGGCGCAGTTGGCGCGGCTCGTGCGGGTTCAGCTTTAGCTCGCCGATTTCCAGCGCCCGGAAACGCGACCTGGCGTCGGTCAACTGGCACTCGATGGCGTCGCACTCGCAGATATCGTTTGCGACCTCGGCCTCGCCGTCGGGCGTCAGCAGCTTGAATGCCTGTTCGACCAGGAACAGCGGCTGCGCGCCAGCGGGGAAGCCGAGTTGGATGCCGTTACTGAGCATCGACCAGTTCGGATATCCTAGATGGTGGAGCACGCGGCCCTTCTGCTGTTCCGTGAACGCCATTGACTAGCCTCCGATGATTCTGGTCTTCACGAATCCAAGCTGGTCCTCATACGCCTCCACGCGACCGACAAGCGGCTCAAACTCAATGCCCTGCGACCGCACGTCGTCCAGGTTATGAGTCATTGCCGATATGACCGAGCCGTTCGGCAGCACGGTCCCGTGGCCGGGAACGAAGTAGCGCCCGCCCTTCGTCACGATGTACTCGGCGATCTGCGACTTCCGGCCCGATGCGGAACGCCGCCCAAGCTCGGCCATAAATTCGGCCTTGCACCAGGACGGGACCACCGGGTCGAGCAGAACCTGCTCGATCTCAGTGTCGCTTGCGCCAGCCAGCAGCACACGCTGCTCGGCGGTCAATGCGCCAACGACAAGCGGTGTCGTCACCGCGAGATGCTTCTGCGCGATTGCATCCTCCACCGCCGACCGCACCGCAGCCTTCGATGCGCCCTTCGGAATCTCGAGGCCCAAGGCATCGGCCTGCTCGATCAACTGGTCGCGAGTCATCGTGTCGAGATTCATCACACCCTCCAAAGCACAACGCCCTGACCCGCAGCGTACATGCCGCAGGTCAAGGCGTCGAGTGTTCGTGCCTTAGAACTAACCGTGCTCGATCACGACCGCCCGCAGGAAGCGAGCGCCGTCGCCCGAGAGGGCGTCGGACGGGATCGGGAAGTCGCCCGACCACGACCACGTCTGCGACACAAGCTGCTGCATGCGGTCCAGCGGCGAGCGCAGGATGAACCGAATGCGGCGGGTCATAATCGCGACGCCGCCGTTGATGATGCTGAACTGACCGATCTTACCGGTCACTCCCGCCTCGGTGATGTACTGCCCCTCGTCGATGTACTTCTCATAGATCGCGCCACCGCCGGTGATGATGGTCCGCAGCACGGGAACGCCCGCCGCGTTGATGATCTCGCCGCCGATTTCGGGCGCGAGGACAGCGAATCCAGCGCCGCCGGGATCCGACAACGCTCGCGACGCTTGCGTGCTCTGTGCGTCGGGGTTCTCGGTGTTTCGGTAGAAGTAGCAGCCGACCGCTTCGCCGATCGCGAGGTCGCGGTAGGGCGCGCCGTCGGGCAACGACTGGTGCAGACGCTGCCAGTGATTGTCTTGGAAGATTTCGGCCTCAGCCGCCGGGGTCATGTGGACGTGGTAGCGCCCGTCGGGATGCGGAGGCACGTTCTGTGCGCGCAGCCGCGAAACGCCAGCGATGATGTCGTTCAGGGTGATGATGTTGGCTGCGACAAGCGCATCCACCGTCGCGCCAGCGCCGACGCGCAAGCGACGGCTGCGAGTGGCTGCGAACACGCCGACACGGAGCGCCAAGCCGCCCACAAGCGCCGCGCCAAGCGACAGCGTGCCGGAGCCGTTGGGCTCGGCTGCGACGTCAGGCACGAAGCCGACGACGGTGTTCGCCGGTTCTGCGGTCGAGAAACGAATGACGAGCGGATTGACCGCCGACACCGCGCTCAGGCGACCGTTCTGGATCTGTTGGGTGAAGCCGTTCAGCGTTGTGACGTGAAGCGTGGTCGCAGCCGCGAGCGCCGCCGTCTTCATCATCGCTTCGCCGCCGAGATAGGCGGTGAACAGCGGGTCGCGGGTCAGACGGTTCATCGTCTGCGCGGAGTTCAGACCGAGTTGCTGCGTGTTACGCAGGAACAGCGACGCGAGCGCGGTGACGCTCGACGGCATGTGCGTGTCGATGGTCTTGGCGAACTGGCGAGCTTCGGCCTCCCACTGTTCGGTGGCGTAGGTGCTCGGGATCGGATCCTGACCGGGCACGAGCGGAGTCGTGTCGACCGGGATCGCGCCCGCACGGGTGAAGATCATGCGCTCGCCAAGGTTCGCGGCCCAGACTTCGGGGCGCGCCTCTGCTCGGAAGAGCATGCGAGGAAACAGGTTGTCGTGGAAGACGCGCTCGAGTGTGCGGTCTTGGAGAAGATTCTGAATTTGCGATGGGATTCCTGCGAGTGCGAGCGACACGAGACACCTCCGTTGTGGTGGACCTCAAGTGTGCTCTCGCTGATTGCCGACAGGAACCGCCGTCGTGTGCGTAGCGCGAGTGCCTACTGATTGAGCGCGAGCGTATCACCGCGCCGCGTCAGGTTCAAGTGATGCCGAGTGCTTCGCGACGCGCCATCCACGTTGCCGCGTCCATCCCGAACGCATCGTTGGTCTGAGGTGGCGCGCCGGGGCGTGGCGGCGCTGGCGGATTGAAGCCTGGGACGGTCGTGACCGGATCGACCACAGTCGACACCGGGGCGTCCATTCCGAGCGCCGCACGAGTCGCAGGGTGCGATTCCATCCGAGCTTGCAGCCATACCTGCACGTCCAACTCTGCGCCGTCTGGCGTTGCCTGAGCGGCTTGCTCGACCAGGAACGTCGCGTAGTCGAGATTCCTGACGCCGAGCGTTGCGCACACGCCAGCGACGTGTCGGTCGAACGATGCTCGCTGCGCCCGCTCGTCGGACGCTGCGCGACCGGCCCGCTCCTGCGCAAGCTCCTCTTGAAGCTGTTGCTCGCGAGTCATTGTGGCCTTGCGGTTTGTTTCCTCGGTGGCTGCGCGATCGGCGTCGCGCTGTTTAAGCGCCTTCAGTTCTTCCTCGCTGCCGAATCCGTGCGCCCGAAGAAACGAGGTCTTGCTGCGATCCAGCCGGTCGCGCAGTTGCTCCGACGTCAGCGTGATCGAGGTCGGCGGCTCGGGTGCCGGTGGCGCTGGAGGCGCTGGAGGATCGGCTGGTGCGCCCCCTCCAGTTGGCTCGCCTTCAGGCGCGCGCAGCGGTCCTCGGGATAGGTTGGTGATGAACATGGCTTTTCCTCATCCGGCTAAATCCGCAGCCGTGGCGTCAAGGTGTTTACATAAATTGCGAACGCCGCCGCCCACCGGATAGGAGCCGGTGAGCGGCGGCGCTCATCTGAAATTCTCGCGACTACAGCGCCGACTGCTGCGCGTCGAGCACGCTGCCGATCGGACCCGAAGCGCCGCCGACACCGGGCTGCGCGACGTAGCGAGCCGTGCAAGCGGTGATCGCGTCCGCAGCGGCGAACACGACGCCAGTGCCGAGCAGGTTGATGGCGCACGAGCCAGCCGCCGGGGTCGCGCCGCGCAGCGTGACCAGGGTCTTGACGCCCGGAGCGCCGCCAGCGGTCGCCGTGACAGCCAGAAGCTGTTGCGCCTTGCGGCTCTGCAGGAACGTGCCGACGTCGGCTGCGACCGGAAGCAAGTCCTCGACCACGCCGCCTTCCATCGGGACGTAAACCACCTCTGCGAGCGTGACAGCGTCCGCAGCGAGAAACTGGATGTTGCCAGCGGCATTCACGCCGCACTCGGTTGTCGCCGGAGTCGCGTCTGCCGACACCGCCGTGAAGCGGCCCGTGACGCCGCCCGCCGTGACCAGGCATTGCAGAATGACCGCCGCCTTGGCGTCCTCCGGCAGCACCAGGACGTGCGCCACGACCGCAGCCGCGATGCGACGCGGAAGCACCGCGAGCGCGTCACCGATGCGCAGAGAGCGCATGGCGTCCGAAATCTTGTTGGGATTCGACTCGTTGAGAACGGTGCGGAGTGAGCGAGACATGGCGTTGTTTCCTTTGTCAGATAAAGCGCGGAACACCCGCGCCGTGCGGTCAGGCGGTAGTGCCTGCCGCGAACACTTCGATCTGCGCGGTCCCGCTGATCTGCACCCTTTGAGGTGCCAGCATGGACCCGCGACCGTACTCGACCAGATACAGCCCGACGATGTCGATGTCGGCTCCTGCGCCGACCGCCGTGGACGTCACGCCGAAGCCGATCGTCGCTTGGGCCGCGCCGCCGACCGATACGCTGCCTTGCACGCCCGTTGCGACGCCTGAAATGGCAAGCTGACCGCTCGTGTCCACCGACCACGGGAGCGCCACCAGGCCCGCCAGGGCGGCTGCAGCGTTCAGTGCGTTCGCCGTCTGTTGCGCCGTCTTAGCGCCAGCGGTGAACACGCACGACACGAGCGCGCCGCCGTCGATTGTGAACGACGCGATCTCGCCGCCGACGAACACGATCGGGAACGCCGCGCCGACACCTACGAGGCGAGCTACCGCAGCGCCGGAGCGAATGCGGACCGGGGCGTTTGAACGCACCATCAGCAACTCGATGCGATCGAGCGCGTCGACCACCGGAACGTCAATCCACGCCGAGCCAACTGCGCCCGGAGTCTGGATCTGCACCGGCACGTCGCTCGACACGACCGCCGGATACCACTGATTGCTGCAACGCAGCGTCAGCGATTGCTGCTTCAGCGAGCCGCCGGAGCATGCGTCTGTGCATACGCCGCCGCCGACCGTAATTGTGCCTGCGAGTTCTACTTGCTGCGCGCTCATCGTCGCCTCCTACTAGGATTAGCGATCGTTGCCTTCGGGAGCCTTGCCAGCGCCGTCAGACGAGCCGGGAGCGGGAAGCGAATCCTGGTCGCTCTGCGCCACATAGCCGGTCAGAATCATCGGCATGCCACCAGGCACCGCCACGCTCGGCAGATCGTCGCCAAGCGACCGACCACCAGGCGCGCCACCCTGAGTGAACTCGGGATTCTGCTCCGGCCCGAGATCGGGACCGCCAGCGTTGTCGGATGAACTCGGGAATGGGAGCTTTGCCATGCCCGACGTTATGTCACGCCGCGCCTCGCACGTCTACACCCGGAACGGTTTTCCGTTGCCTTCGATCGCCCGAGCTTCGCCGGGAGCGTCTGGGAGACCGCCGCGCATCGAACGACGCTGCTCGGCTTGTTCTTCGTCGTTGCGAATGCCCGCCGAGCTTTGAGGCTGATTGAAATCGTCGCGCCAGCCCGACTGAGGCCAGCCCTCGCGCTGCATCAGTTCCGTGCGCTCGCCCATTGCGCGCTCGTGCATGCGAGCCGCGACTTCGCCGTCGTCCTGGTCGCCTGGCGCCATCGACGCGGCATCCTGCGGGTGTTCGCGCTTCCAATCTGCGAGCACCTTGGCCTCGTCGCCGGGGAGCGAGAACGGCTGAAATACGACGTCGCTTGGTTTGTCCATGCGACCGGTCTATCACGACCGAGCGCGAAAGTGAACGCGCCCGCACCGCCAGTCAACGAAACGGAACGGTGCGGGACGCGATCTGCGACGGTTCGCCGTTCCGGGGGACGTAGTAGGCGAGCGCATCACGCCGCGAGCGTATCACGTCGCTCGACTACAGTGAAACCATCAGACCGGCGAACTGCTCGTCGAGCGCGTCGAAGAATATGCGACCGCTCTCCGGGCCGCGCTCCGCGCCGTCTACCACGACGCTGCGAATCCCACCGAGTTCGCTCCACCCATACACCAGCCCCTTCAGCGTGACCACGCTGCCGGATAGCTCGTACTCGACCACCGCGTAGCGTTCTTTGTCCGATTTCGGACCCGACATAAGCCTTTTGATCATGGTTCGTGCTCCGGCAAACCGCTCAACAAGTTCAACTCGCGAATTTCTTCACTGGTGAAGCCTCGCTCTCTCGGGGTCTTGCTCATCCAGTCTCTGACGCGGTGAACCTGCGAGGCCATCGGCCGCAACGCTGTCGCGTTCTTGCGCAACGCAAGTGTGCGGGCCAGCGCGCCGCGCACCGATGATGGTGTGATGCCTGGAAACTGTCGCAGCGTATCAGCAAGCTGCTTCTGCGTGAACCTCCCAAGCAACTCCGACGAGATATCCTCGTAGAGCGTTTCCGACATCGTGTCGTGGGTCACTAGAAACCGGCATGGTCCGTGTTCCTCAGTTGGGAAGGTGAGTCCGTTGTCGATTGCGATTGGCGAATACCTCGCCGGTGAGCCTGGGACGCTTTTCCACATCGCGTTGCCTTGATGCCGATCGTCGTTGCCGGAGATGATGTCCAGCAGCAGCATGCGCTTGCGCGCAGGGTCCGCTCTCCAGGCATCGGTGTCGGGGTCGATCCCGGCAGCGTTGTCTCGCAGATAGAACATCGTGTCCTGAGTGGACTGCGATCCCGCAGCGAACATCTGCAGCGACCCACGCTTGCCGTCGATCACCACCGAGAACGTCGGAGGCACGATGCCGCCCTCGCCCATTAGGCTGTCCACCGCGAACGTCGCAGCCTCGCGCTCGTGGTAGGTGCCGACCTTGATTCCTTTGCGACCCGCACTAGCCTCGTCGCTCTGGCGCTTCCAGACGCACTTGCGCTCCACGCCCTGCTCGTCACGCACGGTGACGAACTCGCTTCCCATCATTCCCTGACCAGTGGACTTGCGCGCCGTGATCGTCAGTTTGCCAGCCGCCCACGAATGATCGCCGGTCGCGATGAATGCGGGACCGGGTTGCGCTCGCGCCGCTGCTTCGACGCGAGACTTCTTCGTTCCTGCGGCAGGAAAACCGAGCTTCTTTGCAAGCGCCTTCATCGCCTTGGCATCGGGACGCCAGTCACGCGGAACCTGCGCCAAACCTAGAACCTCCTTTTCGTACAGCATGGCGAATCTCTGAGGATGAAACCTCGCTATCGTCTTCATGTACCGCAGCGCCACGACGGCACCCTCTGCGTCCTTTGGCATCCTCTCAAACTCACGCAGCGCCCGTTCCACATGCGGAGCATTTTGTCCCATGTATGCACGTCGCTCATCTGCCGCACGGGCGCTGCGCCGCACACCAGCGTCCTGCACCAGTCTGGCAGCCGCGATGCGCTGACGTTCGACGAGTTCGCGATTATGCCGCTTGTCCATCGACGAGCGCGCACGTCGAACGCGCTCCCGATCGCGCTCGTCGTGCTCGTCGCGCAAGGCTTTCCGCCGATCAGCAGCCGCAGCCCGTTCCGCCGCAGCCGCAGCCCGTTCCGCCCGCTCGGCATCCGCAGCCCGCACGGCTTCGGCACGAAACGCGATCATCACGTTCTCTTGCTCTTGCGCCTGCGCCTTGGCGCGCACCTCCGCGAGCTTCTTCTCTAGCTTTTCTTTCGCAGCCAACTTTCGCGCCGCTTGCGCCGCCTGCCGCGCCGCCGTTGACATCGCCTCTGCGCCCTCCTGCGCCGCGATTTCAGAACGCTTTGTCTGCAGCAGCGAATGAACCTTGCCCCACTTCTCCGATGCGCCAGCCTCGTGCTGCGCTTCAGCCTGCTCGGTCAACTGCTCGACCATCAGCCGTCGAGCCTGTCCAGCGGGTTGTCGCGCCAATTGCGCCTGCGCGATCTGCTCAGGTGGCACCGGCTCCGTGTATGGCGTGTCGGCCCACGACAGCCGCCAGGGAACGATCGTCTCGCGGTCGTTGGGTCGAGCCGGTGGCCGGAGGTACTGCCGACCAGCGCCATCCATGAACAGGTCGTTCAGCCCGCGAACCTGCCCATGCACGAACATCGAGTCCGGTGCCGTCCGGTTGTCGAGGACGGCGAGGATCTTCTTTCCCATGTCGGGAAACTCCTTCGCCTGCTCGTGCATCGCTTGGAGCGCGCCTTCGTTCTGAGCGTGCGCCGTTTCGGTGCGAATGAGGCGCTTCGCCCAATACCGCTTCCGAACGAACAGACCTTCGGGAATGTCCTCCTCCTTCAGCCGTACCACCCTGCCGGTCGCAGGGTCGACGCGAGCGCGCAGCGACACCGCTGGACCCTTCGGCCCGCCGTGGCCCACCAGGGCGTCCACAAGCTGCCCATTCGTCGCGCCTGCAGCCATGCCGCGCATCATAATCTGCCTGAACTCACCGATCATCGCCGCGCCATAGCGGTCGACCGACGTGGCGTGCTGCGCGAGCAGAGGCTGAAATCCAGCCGTCACCGCGCCGCCCATCTGACCCGCCTGTCGCAGCCGGAGCGGGATCGCTATGCCGGTGAAACCGACGTTCAACTGATTGAGCAGCACGCCCGCGTTCGCCGCCGATTGCTGATACGCAGCGACAGCGTGCTGATGAGTCAGTCCCGCCATGCGCGACTTGACGTACTCGGTGACGACAGCGATCTGCGCGCCATACGCTTGCGCCTGCGCCCCGCCGAACGTGGACTGCACGCCGTTCGCCTGCGCCACGACGTTGAGCCGCGCTTTCAGGTCTACGTCAGCGCCTTGCAGCATCCTGAGCAGCGACGGGGCGTTCGCGCCAGCGTCGATGAGCTTCTGCGCCCTGCCGAGCGACACCACGAGCGCATCATCTGGACTGCCCATCGGCTAGTCCTCGCCGTCATTTTGCCGCTCTCCGTTGAACCCGGAACCGTTGCCAGCGCCGCCCTCGCTGTCGTCGTCCTCGTCCTCGTCCTTTTCGTCGCCTCCGCTCATCCTCATTGCCTGAGCCGCGAACGCGATGTCGGTCGCCTTGTCGTTGTCCAGCGCCTCGAGTTCTTCGTTGACGTCGGCGATTCCGAACAGCGGCGCGATGTTCTCGACCGCCGTGCGACGCGAGATGATGGACTTGCTGCCCGACGCAGCGACCAGCGCATCGACCGCCGACTTCGTGTCGGCCCACGAGTTCGGAAAATACGGAGGCCAGTTGATTGTGACCGCTTCCAGGTTGCCCGGAACGCGCTTCACCATCTGGTCGTTCTCGACCCTTGGATCGAGCGTGACAGCCGGGAGGCGCTGCAATCGCTGCCCATCTGGCGTGATGACGATTTCGCCCGGTGCGCGCCCGCCAATCATCTTCGCCGCTCGCAGCATGTCGCGCATCATCACGCACAGAGCGTGGCCATACTGCTCTCGCAGCCTGTCGGCCTCGTTGATCATCGGCAGATAGAGCACGCGCAACGCAGCCGCCGACGCAGCCTTACCCGCCATCGAAGGATCGCCGAGGACCACTCCGGCGGTGTCGAGCGCCTGTTGCTTATGTTCTGCCAGCAGCAGAAGCGCCGCCTTGAGCGAGTCGCCTCTGAGTTCTAGGTACTGAGCGCCGCCCTTCGAATAGATGGCGTTGTCGGAACCTTTCCTGACCGAGCCACCGTTCATCTGCGGGTCATCGTGGATCACCAGCGTCGGATCCACGTTCGCGACGGTGCCTTTCCCGGTGGCCGACAGCAACGTGTTCATCTCGTCACAGCGGTCGGTCTGACCCTCGTAGTCAGAGTCGCCGTCCACGCCATCGGCGTCGGGTCGGTTCTGAATCCAGTACACCGGGCAAAACCCGAGGCCATGCTCAACTCGCACGCTCGGGAGCTTGGCCCATGCGCCAGGAACGCGAGCGATCTCCTCGCTGATCGGCTCCCACACGACCTCCTCGGTTTCGTCCCAATATCGAGCGAAGTAGACCAGCGCCTCGCGTGATCGACCCGTGATGCTGTCGTACACTGTTCGCTTGTACGAGTAGGCTTCAAGCGCCGCTGCCGGTCGGTACAGATAGCGATCGGCCCACCGGAGCACGGTGACGTGTTTCGCGTTGTGAACCGAGATCCGTGGCTTGCCGTCCACAAAACCGAAGCTGAGACACGACGCACCCTGAGAGCCGCCTTTGGTTCTGGCTTCTTGGATCTTGACGTTGAGCCTCGCTTCGCGGGCGAGTTCCCGAACGTAGTCCTGCGCGTTTTCGTCGCCTTCGACTACCAGTTGAGGGAACCGTTCGGCACCAAAAACCATCGACGTCAAGCGGTCCACAATCAGCCGTGGCAGATCGTATCGCGCCGTCGGTCGCCGGAGCCTGAGCGGAACGTACCAGCCGACATCCAGGTCGGATTCGCCGCCTACTCCCCGCCGCTTGCCGTCCCATGTATATCTGCGGTCGTCATACTGCGTGCAGCGGTAGTACGCCTCCAGCTTGTCGAGCCGCTGAAAACGATCCGAGCAGCACAAAGCCGCCAGGTCCACCGAGGCGAGCGCCGGATACAGCGTTTCGCCAGCTTGCAGGACGTTCAAGGCCACTCATCGCCTCCGATCAGGCGACAGCGACCAGAAGCGTCGACGCCGCAGCCGGAGCCGTGGTGACGCGCACATACGCGATTCCAGGTCCGGGCATGTTCAGCGTGAACTCGCGCAGCGTGCCGACGGTAAACACGATCGGCGCGGTCGTCGCCTGGTAGAACCGGCGAGCCGCGCTTTGTCCAGGCTCGGGCAAAGTGTCGAGCGCCGCACCGGGATCTTCGGGCTCGTCCTGCGTCCACACCTCGATCGCGATCGCCTGGGCGGCGGTTCCTTCAGCGCCGATCAGCAGCCGCCGAGGCGGCGCGTCGGTATTGCGCAGCGACAGCGGGATTCGCATGGTCGCCACGTCGGGCACGAGTTCAGGATTCGTCCTCGGGTCCGCATCAGCGGCGGCACCCGCGCCCAGAGATCGTCGCATTTCGAAGCGCATGCGCGCAGCCTATCACCGACAGCCCTGCGATTCTAGCGACTCTGCAAGTCGAGCCGCGTTCTTTTCGGAGCCGCGAATCTGCGAAGTGCTTCGCGAGCCAGCCACGATGCCATCAGGCGGTCGCCCGTGTGAGCGCCGGGGCTGTAGTACAGCATCTCGCGAATCCAAGCCCGAGCTTCTGGCGGCACCGCTTCCCCGGTTGCGCCGGATGGCAAAACCCATTGCATGCCGCGCATCTCGACCGCCAGGGATTCGACGCCCCATTCCTCGTCCCACTTGTTCGCACCAGTGTGGAACGCAGCGACCGGCACCTGTTGGCTCGCAAGCTGAGTGATGAACGCCTGAGCCGCGTTGCTCTCGACATAGATCACCGATGAGTACCGCCGATAATGCGACACGATCCGATCGAGGATTTCGGGAGCCTGCCACCGACCGGCTTCGATGTTGACCACCAGGCGGCGCGCATCGTCGCGGAGCGCAAGCGTGAACAGCACGGTCAGCGCATCGGAGTCACCGAGCCCGATGCCGAGATCGACGCCGGTGAAGCACGGCAACGACCGGACGCCGCCCTGAGCCTTTGGCGCTTCGGCGTAGAACGTCAGACCCTTTCCTAGCTGAGTCATGCGGTCGATCCAGACCTGCTTGAAGCGCGCCGACGCATCGAGCCGCACCCGGCAGAGGTACTTGCGCTGAAACACCGATTCCAGAGTGTTCGCTGCGCGCTCGACCAGGCGCGCCACCGACCACACCTCGGGCCATAGCGGCTTCCAGTCGGTCGGGTCTGCGTCGGGATTCGCGACTGCCGAATACCGCAGCGCCTTGAAGCCAGGTCGCGTCGCCAGCGCGCCGAGCAGATCGTCCTGGTGCCACGGCGTTCCGATGCAGAAAACGCACCCGCCGTCGGTGAGCCTCGTGAGAACCGACGTGTCGAACCATTCGACCAGCTTCGTTCGCTGCTCCTCGGTCCTGGTGTTCTCAAAGTCCAGCACGTCGTCCAGCACGATCATGTCGAGCCGCGAACCGACCACTTGACCGAACACGCCGAGCGCCTGGACCGACGGATCCTTGGCTCGCGTCTTTCGTTGAACGGTGATCGCTGAACTATGCCACGGGTCTTCTTCGTGGTCGGACGGTACGAGGCTCGGGAATACGGCACGCACCGCCGCGTTGCGCTCGATGTGACTCCGAACCTGGCGCAGCACCTTTTCGGCCTGGGACGACGTGTTACTGATCAAGCCGATTCGGAGCGCCGGGTTATTCCCGAGCGCGAAAAGGAGCCGCGCCACGATCTGCTGCGTCTTGCCGTGCTCGACCGGGGCGATCAGGACCGCGAGTCTGTTGGCATCGAAGTGCGCCTGCCACGCCCGGTGAAACGGAGCGTTGGTAATCCGTCGCCCGGTTGCCTCGTCGGTGAGCGCAAACTCGGTGAACGCCGACACCGATGCCCGAGCTTCGCCGATCTGCGCCTTACGCAGCGCCCGCAGCGCCTTGAGCGGGGCAATCCCGCCTACGCCACCAGCAGCCGCGTCAGCCATGCAGCAGGCACCCGCACGCCCCTAAACTCAGCCGCATAGCAGCCGCAGATCGCGCAGTACCCGCGAGCCGCGTCGACCGCGTTGCACGATTCAGCCCCGCACCGCTCGCAGAGGTACACCGCCAGCGGCTCGTCGGCCTTTTCCTTGGCTGTAGCGTCGCGCTCCATTCCTGCAGCGTATCACGCCGGATGCCGCCGTCAAAACGTAGCCTGCCAGCGTCAAGTCGCCACCTGCCGTCAAACCACGGCTTGCCGCCGTCAAAGCTCGACCTGACGCCCGTCACTCAGGCTCGTCCCACGAAAGCGCCCAGGACAGGTCGCGCACCAGCACCCGATCGGCATCAAACCAGCCCTGCGCCAGTTCGGCCAGCAGTTCCTCGTCAAAGTCCCGGCACGAGTAGGCGTCCACCACGGCGATTCGCCGGAGAGGCCAAGTGTGGATGGCGACGTGCGACGTGGACAGCACCACCGACCCTACAAGCGCCGGAGCGACCTCGGCCAGCCCCGCGAGCCAGGAAACCGCCAACTGCCGCACAGAACCGCGCACAACGCGCACAACGCCGAATCCTTCGGCGGTCACGCCGCCTTCGTCCTCGAAAGGCACCGCGCCGAGCGCCTGGACCTGCAGAGGCACGTCAATCACCCGCGCCTCGGTCAGTTCGCGCATCCCAAGCCGTTCCACCGCCAGCCCGAGAAACGCATGCACCCGGTCTGGGTTGCCGAGCTTGATCGCGTTTCCTCGCACCAGAACTTTGACGTGCTTACCGTCCATCGACACCACCCTTTTCAGCTACTTCATCACGAAGTTGGGTTGAACGTCCACGCGCTCGCCAAGGTGCCTCGCGTGGACTCGCAGCAGCTTGTCGCCGCATTTCGGGCACACCGCCAAAGCGACGCCGCGAGCGCCGCACCACAAGTAAATCAGCAGGCACCGAGTGCAGCGACCTTTGTGCTCGCGCATATTGGTCAAATTCCCGCCCACCTTCGGCGCTCCGGCGGTGTGGTAAGCCGCCGCAACTCCGCTCGGATGAGTCGGTCAGACGTTAGCAGCCGACCGACTCGGTCTCGCTCGCTTTGCAGTTCGGCCCGCAGCGTTGCGATCACCGCCGTCGCATCTGCAAACTCGACGCCCATCTGTTGCAAGTCCATCAGCGCATCGTCAAGCTCGGCCCTGACGTTGTCGGTGGCCCGTTCCTGCCCGAGCAACGCAGCGCCGAGCCGCCGGATCTCGGCCTCCGGGTCGTCCTCGTCGCCCACCAGTTGCTTGAGCGCGTTGGCGAAGTCCGGTTGCGTCCAGCCTTTGTCGCGCAGCCGTTGGACCTCGCGCTCGGCCATCTCGGCCATCTCGACCAGCGGAACCGGCGGCTCGACAGGTGCCTTGACGCTTTGGACCGAGCAGCAAACCGAGCACTCGTAGCCGAGCCGCCCTCGCGCCGTGGCCTGAGCGCCGAGGCATCGGTGCATCGTGGACGCCGCGCACCGAGCGCAATCGAGCTTTGGGTACAGATTGATCATGGTGCCGACCCGCCTGTCGCAGCCAGCGCCAGAACCACCAGGAACGCCGCGCACGCCGCGAGTTCGACCAGGCACCACACCGCCCGCCGGATCACGCTTCACCGCCCGGAGCGCCGGTCAAAGTCGAGGCATCGAGCGCCAAGTCCCACGGGCAAAGCGACGACATGAGTCCGCTGACCTTCAACATGGAAGCGCCATAAAGCATCCGCTCGACGTTCGACTTCGGTGCCACGCTGACATCGATTCCAAACTCCGACGCCGCCACATAGCAGGTCGCCTTGATCGCCTTCGCGATCAGAACCTCAAACTCGGTCTCGTGGTCCTGTCCGCACGCGCACGATCCGACCGCCGACGCCTCCAGCATCAGCATGGTCGCTTGGACCGCAGAGTTCGCCTGTTTCGACCAGTCGGGAATCACCAGCGCCCGCAGGCGCAGCGCGTGACGCTTGTGGGCTATCGGATTCGCCGGATGCGACGGGAAGTTCGGAGGCCATACGTCGCCCCGCTTGGCCCACATTTCCGACGACCAGCCGATCACGCTATCCGACAGCGTTCGCCAGCAGACGATCGACTGCTCCGGCTTCTTGTCTTCGCCGTAGCAGCCTTCCAGGGCGTTCCAAACCGCGAACCAGCGCACCGAGCGCGGGACACGAGCGAACGCCGCGACCATGTTCGCATCCATCGGGTGCAGCGCGCCGCTGTCCCATGCCTCAGCCACACCACCGAGGTCGTGCGCGTCGGACTCAAAACTGATCGCGTCCTCGGCGGATACGCCAGCCCCGATCAGCATGGCCTGCAAACCGTCGTCCTTGATCACTTGTCGTACACTTCGCATTTTCAATTCAGCCTTCCCGTCGGCACATTACCGACAACGCACCTTCGCATGCACGGCTTCCAGCGGTCAACAAACCATGCGCCAGAAGCTACTGAGCGCCGCTTGTAGCCGCCGCGACGCGCAGCAGGTTATGGCGCATCGCTCGCTTGCAAAGCGCCTTCCAGGCACGCCGAGAGCGTGGCGTGTCCTGGTGTCGGTGCTGCTGCAAGCCAGCGATGATGAGCCGGGTCGCCGGAGTTCGCACGCGCTCCCAGACGATTTCCATGTTGGGAGCGCCAGCGGCGACCTTGGCCTTGGCGGCTTGGATTCGGCGGTCCTCGGCTTCCAGCTTCGCCGCAAGCGCACGAATCTGAGCCAGGGTCGGAGCCGGTTGCTTGAACGCTTCCATCAGGCGTCCCACTCCGCGAGCACGCGGTCGGTGCGTTGTAGCGCCGCGAAAATCGCTTCCGACGCCCGTTCTCCGACCTCGGAACGCACGACGTCCGATAGCTCCTGCAGCGCCAGAATCGGCTGATCGAGTCCAGCTACGTCGGCAAGGTGCCAGCGAAGCGCGACGCACGCCGCCCGGAGCGCCGATGCCTCGGCTTTGAGAAAATGCCCATCGCCGGGAAAGTCGCCTTTCGCCAGCTTGGATTCCCGATAGTCGGCCATGCGCTCAAGCTGCGCGAGCTTCCCCGAAACTCGCTCGATGACTGGTCGTTCGTTTTCACTTGTCATGTCAGTGCCTCGTCAAAGGAAAGACGAACCCCGGAGCTTCGGTCGCTGCTCCTGCGCCGTTTGTCGGTGTCGGTGATTCCTCCGGCCAGCAGCCGTGCGCCAGGTAGTATTGAATCTCGGCTGGCGGTCGCCCCGCCGCGTCGCGGTCCCAATCGGATTCTATGTCGGCATCGCTTCTGGCGTCGCTCACATCCACCTTGATCGCCCGATTGTAGCCTTCCACGTCTGCGATGGCCTTGAGCACGCCGAGGCCGACCGCCAGCTTGCCATCGAGCCACGCTCGCTCATACAGGCGCGCCAGCGACCGGATATGGCCTTGCCGCCGCCTTGCGATCCCGGTGCTCATCGCCTCGTCCACCGCCGCCTCAGCCTCGGCCAGCAGCCGCTTCGCAGCGTTCTGGCTCATCGAGTATTGCTGGCGCAGCAGCGCCGTGATTCGCCTCGGCAGAACCAAGCGCAGCATGGCCTCGTCGGCCAGCGCCAGCGCCTCGCCGCGCTCGTAAGCCGAGAGCGACGCATAGGACCGTGACTTCAGCTTGTCCTTTGTATCATCCGACATACGAAACCTCTTTGAGCCTGAGCGCGTTGACCGGCACTTCGAATGCTATTGCGCATCCCTGGCACGACCAAACGTCGGGCTTCTGTGGATCGCACGGCTGACGCCGGGACGATCGAGCGGTTTTCCTGGTGCCGCAAACCGGGCACGGGTGGGCGTTGGAATACTGGATCAGCATGTTATCGACGCCTTCGGTGAGCCGCAGCGTTTGGGCATGTGGCGAAGTGCGACGTGTATCTGTCGCCGCTCTCCGGTGTTACCCGGAGCGAGGAAACGTGGAGCGCCCGCATCGGCTCGTCGTAGCTTTCCTGGTCCTCGGGCATTCCCTCGGGAGCGCGGAGCACCATCACGCCAGCCGTGTCGGGCATGGCGTCGAGCGGGATCGCCTTTCCGTTGACCGTGACGGCCCAGAATATCAACGCATGGCAGGACTTGCATGGAACGCTCATCTCCGCGCCTTTGACAGCATTGACGGTGCCTTGTGTACTGGTCCCCCGGTGCCGTCGCCCCACAAGGAAGCCTTCTCTTTCTTCCCCGTGATGGCTCGCAGGGCGTTGCGAGCAATGATCCCCGGCTTCTCCGTGTGGTAATGGTCGGTCCACGGCCCAGGTTCATCACAGTCATCAGGACAGCGTTGATCGCGGATCGCTACAAGCGCAGCCATCGCGACCGCAAGCTGGCTTGCAATACGCGCCGGGTTCATGTCCTCCGCGCCTTTCGCAGCGTCCTGTTCGCGCTGCTTCGTTTGACGGGCATCGTGGAACACCGCGTCCATGAACCCGCTCACCTCGGATGGCTCGCGCTCGTTCATGCGCCCACCGTGATCCAGCGCATCAGCGCCTTCGCCTGAGCGCCGTGCAGGTCGCCGCGAGTCTCCTCGACGTTCCGGTTCGGCAGTTCTGCGTGGTCGTGGAAATGGTCGTGGCACTTCCGGCAAAGCGGAACCACCGAAAAGTCACTCGCTTTCTGACCGACACCTCGCGAGCCGTAGTGATGAGGATCACTCGGACCTGGATTCGCGCAGCCTGCACACGGCATCGCCCGAATGAACGCGAGATACTTTTCAGACCGCGCCGGTCCTCGATCTGGCGCTCGATGTTCCTGCACGAGCTTGCGCACGCGCACCCTGCGAATGTGCGGCGAGCGCAGCCGGTGAACCACCAGCCAGTCGGTCTTCTTCAACCGAATGGCGTAGTCAGCGAGGCCGACGCCCTCCACCGTTCCAACGTGCCACCGACTGTCGGTTACTCCGGCATGCGTGCCGATTCGACATTCAACCTCGTCGCCGATGCTAAACAGCTTCATTCGTTTCGCCTTTCCGCGCCTCGTGGTGCGCAATGAACACTAGCACGCTGTCGACACTTAGAGCGCCAAGAAACACGCGCCGCTGCCAGCACACCGCCCGCAATCGCGTTTTCAGACGTGTGAAAACGAACGCGCAATGTGCGCAAGCCACTTCGCCATCCCGCAGGTCGAGTCCTATCTCGCAGCCGCAGCCGCATCGGTTCGGTCTGTGAACAAGCGCCGCCGCGTATCCGCACCCTGGACACGGGACAATGACTCGGCGTTTCTGGGCGTCGAGAATCTGATCGCGTAACAGATTCACCGCACGCTTCCGCTCGTCGTGGTCAACGACCGGAGCCGGAGCCGGAGCCGCTTTGGGTGCGCGCTTCATCGCTTCACCGGGTTGAACTCGATGGCCTGCTCCAACATCTCGTTGTCCACTCCGGGCTTCCCGTGGAGCGCCGCGTATACCGCCGACTCACCCGCCATCGACGCGAGGTCGACATAGGCTGCGACGGCTTCCTCGGCTCCCAGAAAAAACGACTCGAGTTCGTCTACGAGCGCCGCTCGGTCGCCCGGATCGATTTCATCGACAGGAACCCGGAAGCGAGCGCGACATGCCGAGTCATGCAGCAGCCTTGTGATCGCGTTCTTCAGGTCTGACTTTTCCATTGAACCTCCACCTTCGGAGCGAACCCACAGCGGTCTCGCACGACACGCCGCACGCGGTCGCGCACGTCGGCCCGCACGATCAGGTGTACCAGCCCAACGCCGAGCCACGCCCACCGAGAGATCGGAACAGCCACGTCGAGCGTGCCATTGTGACGCAGCGCGACGCTGGCATCGCTTGGCAGCACCAGCCGTGCCACGCCGAGCGCAACGCGCCAGCGTGCCTGATCCAGCCTGCGAGGCAACGACCACGGATCGTAAGTCATGCCCAGAGTCCACCTCTGACCGCCGACGCGAGCCGCGCAGCGACCGCCGACATGCGTTCCGTTAAGCGCCACCGCTTCGCCGGGACGTGACGAAGCGCCCGCAGGCTCTTTCCAGGCATCGAAAACGGAACCGACTCGATATCGCGCATCGCTTCGATGGACCGCCTGCACAACGCTTCACGCTCGTTCTGAGTCATCGCTTCGGTTCCCTCAAAAACACGTTCACCGTGCGTCCACAATAGACACGCTGGTATCCTTTTCTCAAAGCACGACGCAGCGCCTTCGGGTTCTGACGTTGCGGCGCTCGCCAGCCGGTCGCCGTGGGACACGGGTGCCGCGCTGCGCCACGCAGCACCATGCGCGCCCGCGCCGCGAGCTTCAGGCACTTGTCCTCCGGCCATTCCTTGCGCTCCGACCATCCCTGCGGTCGAGTGCAGTCGGATCCGAGCGCCAGCAGCCACGGGTGGTGATCTGTCGCGTGCGACCACTTGTCGATTTCAACACGCACGACCTCCTGCAACGTGACGCCGCGCCGCTCCGACTTGGCGACCAGGATGGAGCCGATCGCGACGTGGTCCGGTGCCGACTCCCACCTTGCCTCGCCCCAAAAAACGCGCATCAGCAGCGCGACCAGAACCGGGGTCGGCGTCACGGCACGCCACCCGAGCGCCGATGGGCCTCCTGCTCCTCAGCGCGAACACGCCGCGAGAGTTCGGTGTAGACGTCAGGCTCGCGCTGGTACGCCAGCGACACCAATTGCGAATCCGCATGGGTCGAGCGACCGCGCACGCTTCGACGAATCGCCTGCTCGACTGCTTCCCAATCGGTCTTCTTTGGAGCGTTCATAATTCCTCGGCCTTGGTTTTCGCCTTCGGTCGGTATTCGACCTGCTTCCGCTGCACGCCGCTCATATAACCTCGCCCATTAAGTAGCTGCAAGATGAGCGTCATCGTTGCCACCTTGCCGACGCGCACGAGGTCGATGGCGTAGTCGGCACCGAGTCGGTGATCGACCAGGGTCGGGTTCTCGGCGATCAGTTGGGCGCGCCGCGCTCGCGCTTTGCGAAGCGAGGAAAACCATTCGTCGAAGTCCTTGCCGTCGCTGTCGTTTTCGCCAGGTGCGATGTGCAGCCTGTAAACGACCCACCAGCCGTCACCAGGACGCTCGTTCATGGCAGGTCCACCGACTGCGCGAACTGCGCGCCGCATTGTCTGCACCGGAAGTGATGCAGCGTGCCGAGCACGCCAAGCGACTCGCCATCGCCACCGCACACGCCGCAAAGCCGCAACTGCAGCCCATACTCCAATTCGTCGTCGGGAAGCTCTGCCTTGGCCTCGGCATCTGTATCGGTGTCGAGCCTCGGGTCCGTTACTAACGGACTGCGCCGCAACGTCATCTTCAATGCTTTGTTCATGCGCTCACCTTTGCCCATAGATCCGACACGACCCACTCGGATATCCCGAGCGCGTCGGCCATTCCTTCTTGCACCGGGCGGATCGCATCGATGAATGCCGAGCGATGCGCCACGCCCGATTGCCGCGCATAGCGCATCGCCAGCGCCTTCCCGTTCTCGCGACCGACTCCAGCGCCGAGCTTACCCATGCGACGCCGGAGCGCCGCCTGCCACGTTGACGGAGCGACCCATAGAACCACCGTCGATTCGCCACGAGCCGATCGCACGCCAGCGGCATGCGCCACGACCGACGCCGCCGAGCGCGCAAGCCGGAGCGACGTCATCACGTTCGTCGACAGGTACTGAGCCTCGACCACATAAAGTCCGACAGCGTCAAGCGCATCAGCGTTCAGGGCGAGCAACGGAGGCGGGAACAGGTGGTAGAGCCGCATGAAGCCGACCGGCGACGCGGAGCCGCGCACCACCGCCGCGCCGAACTTGCCAGGGTCGATCGCAGCGAACGGCTGCTCGTGCAGCTTGCACAAGTCGACCGAATCCATCTTTCCGGGTCGGTATTCGATTGACGTGTAGCTCATTGGATCTGCTTTCCAGTGATCAGCCGAATGTCGATCACGACCTGGCTCGACTCAGCCACCGACACGCTCATCGAGTGGACTCGCACGTCGGGGTTGAACGCCGCGTCGCGCTTTACCTCCTCCGGCGCAACGGTAGACGACGACATCAGCCGTTGACGCACGGCATCGCGCACGAGCTTTCCGAGGTCGCCGCCGTCGCGGTTCATCATGTAACGAACCAACGACACGAGCTTGGGAACGTCGTTGACCGCAGCGCATAGGACGTAAGCACGCGCCATCGCCGGGTCCGCTTCGCCTTCCCGCGCCATCGCAGCGCGTTCCTCGACTTCAACCAGCCACGATTCATCGAGCAAGCGCCCTTCGTGGATCACCATCGCAGCGCCTCTTGCTCGCGCTCGGGATCCGTCCACGCCGGAGTCGGTCCCGATGGCGCGACCGGAATGCCACCGCGACGCCGACGCATCGACCGCAGATGCGTCGGAAGCACGCCAAGCGCCTGCGACCGCCAGATACACCAGTCGCGCAATTGCCACCAGACCAAGCCGGTCGGAACCTCGGACTGCCGCACGCGCCACACTTCCACAGCGTGACTCCAAAGCGCATCGGCCTGCTCCCGATCGCCGGAGTCGGTGAGCGTAAGCGCAGCGTCGAGCAGCGTGCAAAGCCTCTTGCTGTTCTGCGCTTCAACCACCCACACCGCATATCGCCACGCCCCAAAGTAGGTCAGTTGCCGCCGACGATCAGCGCCGACCTTTTCGCCGGATTCCATGTCGGACGCAGCGTCAATCAACTCGTCGTCCGACAGCGCGATCGCCGCCGGTCGAGCCGGAAGCTGCTCCGGCAGGATCTCGCGATGATACTGGCAGGTCTGCAACGCCAGCAGGCGCAGCCCATCAGCGTCAAGCCGTTCTCCAAGCAGGTGTAAAAGCGACGAGGCGTGCGTTGGCGCGATTATAGTCATCGGTGCGGCCCTCTTTCAGCGCGGACGAAGCCTCGCGCTGCAGCTTGCGAAGCTCGGGATTGTCATCGGCCTCTGGCGCACCATGCGCGTCGGCCATCGCGAGAAACTTTTCGACCTGCTCGCCGGAGCGACAGATCAGCGTCAGGTCGTTGTAGGCGGTCTTTCGGTCGTTCTGACCGCAATGCCATTCCGACGCCGAGCACGCCGCGATTGCGCGCCGGATCTGCCCGACGGTGTATCCTTCTGCCAGCCGAGCCAGGACAGCGCGCCGCCTACCAGCGGTGAACTTCGCCTTGGGAAGCGTCATCTTCTGCTGCCAGAAACCGAATAGCCCGCGCAGCGCGTTCTCGTGCGTCGCTTCAAGCGGAGCCGTAGGTGCCTTGAGCACGGCGTCGCCTTCGATGTCCCGCGCCAGCCGCCTCAGCCCGTGTATGAGCCGAGCGTCGGTCAGGTCGCCGGATAGGTAGGCGTGGAGCGCCTTCGCCAGCCTCGCGCCGACAGCGCGGGTCTTTGGGCATGTTTCGTCGATGGGCATGTTTAGTGGCGTCCCGTGGATCTGGCCGGGACCACGCCAGTCACGATTCAGAACGGAATGTCGTCGTCACCGAACGTCGAACCAGGGCTGAACTGCGGTTCGGAACGCTTGCCCTTCACCGCATCGCCTGGTTCATGTCCAGGGTCGGTCGGGTCGCGACTTTCCCACCCGCGAGACTTGTGATTTTCCTCCCACTCCTCGCAGGCGGCATCCTCGTCGGCGGTGTAGTCGCGGGTATAGGCGAAGCGGTCGATTTCGACGTTGACGTAGGTTCCGTTTCGGCGGGTCAGAAGCGTGGCCTTGAAAGCCTTGCCTCGGAATGCCTCGGCGATGTCCTTGTCAGAGTCGAGGTCGATCTCGGTGTCGCGTCCGACGTTCTCCATCCACAGTTCCA